TAGTTTTCTGCAGTTGCGGAGAACTGTGTCGAACCGTAAGAAGAGTACGTCACGGTGTCCCGGGGTAAGGGCATCGGGACGCGGACGCCGGAAACACTCGGGTGGAAGGGGTCTGCCAGTCCTTTTATGTAGTGTACCTCGTCGTTAGACTCAAGCTTGCTGAGCACGTGGCTCAGGTTGCGGGCGAATGCAAGTGGAAAGTCCGTGATCGCAGATGGATCGATGACCGTTTTGTTTGAGTACCCCTGCACCATCGTTTGGAGTTCGTAGTTCTCGGTGTTGAGGTCAGCGTTGTCTAGTGCTGCGGCGCTCAGTTCTGCTTTCAGTCCTTAAACTATACGCTCGTGAGTTGCATCAATTGGTATGGAAACTATCCGTCCTTGGTCTGCTGTCTTCCTGCGCATATCTGCTTCTCCTATCGTGAATTGGTTGGCTTACGCCGACAGAAAATTTCCATAGGTTGGGTTGTATTTCTTCTGGAATTCTGCGGCGGCTTTTACAAATTCGGAATATGCTGATACTGAAAATTGGGGACTGTGTTCCAGTTTGTACCTGCGGGTAGTGTTCACGAAATCAGCTCCAAGCTTATCGTTGTGGCGTGTGAAGTCTTTGATCATGCGTTGGGCTGCCTGTTGGTTACCTCCACGCATGTCTTGGTAGAGCGTGCTGCCGATCGCGGCAATAATGCCCGATTTTGCAAGTCGTGCCATATTGGCTCGAATCCAAGCTGCTTCCCCTCTTGTGACCCAAACGTGGGCGGGGATTTGTGTTTGCACGATATCTTGACCTTATGACACGATGTCGGCCGTGATTTGTTGGAGGTACACATTGCCTTCTGTTTATCCGGTAGACTCGTACCTGGTGTATTCTGCTTCGATCGCGTTGATCATTTGTTTGTCCATGTCCTTGATTAGGTTGTGTTGGGCGGGTTGTAGAGAGTGTGTTGGGTGTTGTTTTTATATAATTACCGGTTCCAAGTGTGGTTTACTGCCCAGAAGCATGTTGGTTGTTACAAGGACGTTCTGTCCGGTGTCATTTCTCTATTTGAAAAGCTTATTGGATGCCTTGAAGGCCCGGGTTAGTAACGGGAATTGGTCTGCTTGCAAGGTGATAAGGCGGCCGTCCTACTTGACCATTGCTGTGATGGTCGATATCTCTAGGTTGTACTGCTCAGCAATCGTTGGGTCCATACAATTACCTTAAAACGCGGGTCCTCTGAGACTACTCATGTCTCCCACATCGCCTAAGCGGATGTTGTGGTCTAGTAGAGCGGCGCGCAACTCGCGGGTGCGAAACGGTACGAGAAGGTCCGTGAGGTGTATGTGTTTTGCGGGGAGTGTGCTGAGTATCGCTTGTGCGTACTGTCTGAGGGAGGTGATCTCTGGGTATTGAAACAATAGTGCGAGCAACTTGCCTTGGATTAGTGTCGACTCGCGTCTGGACCCACGGGTGAATGATGTTTTCGTTGTCCAACCGGTCTTAAAGAAACTAGATGAGAAATCTTTTTCTGTCGAGAACACGCCGTCAGGTGTGACTTAGACGATGAATTTGCAGAAACTTTGTCCGCTGTTCTTCTGCATGTCTATAACGGCTTTAAAACCTAGTTCGGATGCGGTGCGGTCTAGAGCGGCCGTGATGTCTGTGCTCGAAAAGATTAGATTGTCGTCACCTTCCACTAAGCAGTTCATGCCTGATCCCAGTAGCGTCGACAGATCCATGCCATGCGCAGCTTCCGCTAACCACTTGTCTAAGGGGCCGGGTAGTACGCTAGCGATGGCGTACTGCGTGTACAAATACGTTATGAGGGTGTTGCCCCACGATGTTGATTTTTCCCCAGATTAGCGGGAGCTGCGGGCTAGTATATTCATGCCTTTGATTCTGATGTTCAGATCCGCGCATATGACCACTTCCCACAGCTTTGCGATCTCTTGGTCGTGGCACGCCTCCTCTAGGAAAATCCGTTCTATTTCTTAACACCAAGCGCCTTGGGAAGAGTCGTAAGAGCTGAAGTCAACGCCGATATTAAACTCGCTGAGACCTGCAGTCGTGTGCAGGCGTGCGCTGATGCCTTCTGCGGTGAGTCCTTTGACCATGGCTTCGTTGTCATACAACGCTTTTTGCACGTAGTGGTTCACGCCTTGCGTGAGGTCGCGTATTAGTTCCCTACGGGCGGAGATAAGTCTTGCTACGCGTATGTCACTGGCCAAAACTTCGGTTTTCAAAAAGCCGTCTGTACCGTTATCTAGTGTTTATAGCCCAATTGCCGAACATTCACCTAGTTCTGTGATCGCGTTTATGCGTTTGAGCTTGGCTTTCACACTTAGGTTTGGCATTTGTGCGAGATACTCTGTGGCGATTTGGGTCAGGGAGTCACCTAATTTTTCTTGGCCGCGGTACACATGTCGGGCATACACACGGGCAAATTCGGTGAACCTTCTGATAGTGCTTGGGGCGTATGCCGAAAGTGGGTTGGTGCATCTTTGGTACACTGAGCTGATCGCGTTGAGCGCGCAGCTGCACGGCGCGTGGTATCTACACTCCCCTTCGAAAATCGGCAGAATTTGACGCGCAACTAACACGGGCTCATGGGTTGTCGCGTCATCTAGTACGTGCTGGGGGACTTTCATGAAGAAAAGCTCGCTAGTCGGTGCAACGGAGGTGCCTATCGGGATGCAGGCGCCCGTGAGGTATGCTCCATCAGGTTTCATAATAATCTGGGAGTGCTGTGAATGGTTTGGATTGACTGAGCGCTGTTTTATTGCGTCGTTGATTTTTGAGATGTTTACATTCGACCGAGCGTTCAAGCTACCAAGGTCAGTAGCGGTACCCCTATAATTCGCTATGCGGGCGTTGATGGAGCTTAGGTAAGCAGACCCACCTCGTAGTGCGGTGTTCATGGGTGTTAGGAGAAGTTGATAAGCGTGGGCGAGAGTGTTTTTAAAGTTCAAGTGGCACTTGAGTGGGCAATCGCGTGCGAGGCGCACAGGACGGTATTTCGCCAGTTCAGCCGCGAAAGGCTACGGCAGCACCGCGTAAGCGTGTCCGTTCGTCACGGCGATGTCTATCGTCGCTCCTTTATTCACGGAGCAGCCGATCACTGCGTACCCGTGTATATGCTCGGGTGTCCAAATCTTAAGGCTCTGGTATTTGCGCTTGATCCCCTGAGCTGTGATTAATTGTGCAATGCGCTACAGTGCTACGCCCTTAGACAGTTCTACTGTTTTCATAATGTTAGCTAGGGAGGTTTGTGTCACTGAAACAATGCGCGCAGCAAGTGTGTTCTAGTCAGGGTGGGCCAGGATGCCGGGGCACTGTTGAAATGCCTGAGACGCTACAGACCAAAAAAGGGCTTGGTACACGCAACTGTTTCCGGAAACGTTGTCTTACATATATTCAGGTGAAGACCCTAAGTCGCATATGACGTATTCAGTTCCCTTTTCTTTCGCCACCAAGTCTGAGAGGGCTTCAAAGGTCATTGTTTGTGGTATGTCCTTGCACCAAGTGACGTCCTAAGTGCGGTCGTCGTTTGTGCGGTAGTCAAACATGCCCATCGTGATTGTTGCTTCGTAAGCACCCGTTGCTTTGTGTTTGCTCACTATTGACTCAAGACCAACAACATCGCACACAGCGTATTTGATAGCGTCTGCTGTCAGTTGTGTTTGGGAGTAAATGGCGTAGTCGGGTTTTGGTTGTTTTCTGGTGGGTACATCGTATTGTTTGTACGCGTTCTCGAGGCTTTGAGGCATGGCTTGGTACGCTCCGGTGTGCATAGATGCCACGTGCTGCAAATCTTCGTGGTTCGGATAATTCTTTTCCAGGGACAGTGACCACACGTATATTTTACTAGAGGTCTATTGTAACTTTGAGTAAACTTCAAATTGCTGTGACGCAACTTAGGGGCCATGGTACAGTAGACACCTGTCTTCCTTCGCCGGTTTTAGTATCATCGCGTTCAGTAACCCTGTTTTTGGGTCAGCTTCGTTGTCAGCAAAATACACGCCGTGTTAGGTTTTCTCTAAGAAAGCTATCGCATCCCTTACATCTGTTGTTACGTACGCGATTATGCCAGCAACTTTGAACTCGCATCGCTAGTGACTGTACGCTTCAGCAAGCATTACGGGTGTGCTTTGGATGCGTTCTCGGTAGTAGCGGTTCTCCTGTGCGGCGGCGTTTGCCGCGAGGTACTCTTTTGTTACGCCACATCCCTTGCGCTTCGGTTGCGTGTGGGACATGAAGACGCTTGAGGTTAGCGCAACGCTCCGGCCCGTTTGGGTCGTGAAATTCCCGGTAGTCATCTGAGGGGTTGTATTTGCTGTGGGTATGTCGTTCTTTTGTGCGGATTTTAAGGTTTGAGTTTGAGTGCCTGAGGTCTGGGTGGTGACTACTTGGTCTTTTGCTGTCTTCGTGAGACCTGCGCTTGGTGCAGGTGGCGAGGCGGGGTTCGCAATTTCCGTTTCATTAAGGGCGGGGGGAACACCTGAGGAGGGTGGTGAGGGGGGGGGCAATGTTTCTGTTTTAGCTTCTTCTAAACATGGCTCGCCGGGACTCAAGATGGGACTTGGCTCAGTCTGCGGGGTCTCTACGGCGGTGGTTGTCTCTGTGGCGGGCGGTTGGGTTGGGGTTGCAGTTCTCGTCTTGTTTGGGGTGAGGACGACGGTTACGGATGATGTGGTAGAGACTGGCGACGTGGTAGAGACTGATGCTTCTATTTGAACTTCTTCGGTGTATGCTCCGCCAGGACTTGGGTCGGGTTTCGATTTAGTTTATGGCATTCCTGCGGTGGCAGTTATTTCCAGCGCGGGCGACTACGGGAAAACCGTGTCAGTCACAGATGGGTGCTCCGAGCGGGATGCACTGTGGGCTCGTCGTGGTTCATGGGCCGCTGGGTGGGGCAGGTCATCACTGTGTACTGTTGTGGGGGTGTCGGATGACGGCACGTGAGGAGTGCGTCGGGTGTTCAGTTGCGCGGGTGCGCTGCGCGTGCTGGTGGTATCATCTGTGTCCAGTGCTGGTGCGTTCGTGGGTTCGAATTAGGGTGCTTCTTCCGCGTCGCCGATGACGATTGCCGGAACCGCTTTCACCACACATTCTGTGCTACCGGTGATTTCACTACTAAGAGATAGTGAATCCAGGAGGAGCA